GGATTGAATCTTTATCGTAATCCAAATAGAGGCCGTCGCCGAATTGGGGAACCAACCAGCGGTTAAACTCGTCTCTAAAATAGTCCATCCGAGGAAGAATGGTTTCTTGTGTGAAGGCAAGGCGCGCCTCCTTTACGTTCGAATAAGTAGAGTCGCCAGGGATGTGAAGAAGGATAGGCGGCACGTTGAACGATAGAGCGATGTCACGAGCGGACATATTGCGCCCCTCGATCCAGTCCATTTCCTTCGGACTAAGGCCCATTTCCTTCCAGTCTAGACCGCCCTCGAGAATGAGAATCCTGCCAGCGTTTTGAGCGCCTGCGATGTCTTCTCTGATTTGTTGCTGAAGATTATTGAAGTTCGTATCGGGAATTGAGCCAAGAGGATTAGTCGAATCGGCCTTAACGGTGAAGGCACCGGATGGGGTCGCACGATTTTGAAGTAGCGACAGATTCCACTTGCCCGATTCATTATGTTGGTCGACTGAGTACATGGCGGCCTCAATGGGACTCATGCCGTACCAGTTATCGAGTGGGTTGAAGGTCTTCATGTGCAAGATGTCGGATCTGTTTTTTACAACGTCGACCGGGAAGATTTTTTCTTGTCCTGAGTTGCCGAAAATGAATGCATTAGGAACGCCGGTAGGACCTGGCACGACTCTCATGCGATCCGGGCGCAGAGGCCAAAGCTCAGTGGGAGTTTTCCCTACTAGAACTTGCTCAATGTAGGAGTTGCCAGAGATTGAGAAGTACGCGCTCACTGATTCCATGAATCCCGATTGGGCTTGCATGGGGTTAGGCTGCTTTAAAAGATCTAAAAGCGGGTGTTTCTCAATGGGTTTTTTGTCACGGCCGATGAGAAACCAAGGGATGCTGCCAATGGATGTGGCAATTTTATTCACGCACATATAGACGATGACGTTTGCCTGGTAGCCCTCGCGGGAAAAGGCCTCGTAGTTTTTCGGCGTGGATTGCGGCTTGCCGACTTGGTTCATTACCAGGACAGAGCGACCGGCCGAAACTTTAGTTTCGCCAGTAAACATACGCTTCCAAAAATTCATTTAAAGCCCCCGTGCCCTAGGTTTAGGTCTTTGAATAGAGTGTTCGGCTACCATCATACTTAAGCTATCCGTTTGATCGTCGTGATCAACGAGTGGGAATTTTTCAAGTTCTTTTATGAAATCCTCCACCCATGGCGCATTGATTGGTAAGTGACATTTCCCCGCCGCGACCATTGGAACAGCTCCGATAGCCCTGCTTACTTTATCGACTTTTCCCGGATGATAAGCAATCACGGGAACAGGAGAATTTTGCTTTAGATGTTGAATGGCCTGCGTCCCGGCTGACTTATCTTCGATGATAACGGCAATGGGTTTGTATTTAAAGTAGTTCGAAATAATCGCATCGTTTAGTTGAGGAGCCTCTACTTTCTCGCGCCAAATATCTATCAGGTACCTATCGTTTTGAGTAAATCCCCATGTGGCGCATACCGAGTAGTCGTTACTGATTCCAGGCTTCTCGGCACAATCCCAATATTGCTTAATGTAGAGAAGGTTCGGGAGCTCGATGTAGCGTTTCCACCATGCGCGCTTAAAGGTGCCGCCCTTTGCGGGCTTCGGGTCCTGCTGAAGTTGGCCTTCGGCGGCATCCGGGCCAAGGTCAATGCGGAGCTGGTCGAGAGTGGATTTTGAAAATCGCTCGGGCCATAGAAGATCGCCCTCATTAATGCGCGGGTCCTCCCATCCAATTGACGTGTGATATTTCTTTCCGGTGTATTCAGCGGGTAGACACAAATGGTCGTAGCCGCCTTTTTCTAGAACGTGGCCTGACAAATCTTTTTCGTGCAAGCGCTGCATGACGATAACTTTCGCAACCGTCTCGGGATTGTTACCACGCGTTGACATGACCTCATCCCACCACTCAATGACGGAGGTTCGGAGAGTTTCGGAGTGGATGTCTTGGGTTTTATGCGGGTCATCTGCGACGATGAAATCCGCTCCTTCGCCGACGCCTGCGCCACCGACGGATGTGGCCATGCGGACGCCGGTCTTGATGTTCTCAAATTTCTTTTTCTCGTTTTGATCGTCTTGGATTTGGAGCGGAAAAAGTTTTTGATAGCGCGCGGATTCGATTACACGGCGGCATTTGATTGAATCGCGTTTAGATAATGTGTCGGAGTAAGAGGAAAATATCCAGCGCGTTTCTGGGCGCGTTGCCCAGGACCAGGCGGGCCACAATACTGATACGAGAAGAGATTTACCGTGCCGAGGTGGGATGTTGATTACTAGGTTTCGAAGTTCACCACGCGTGATTGCTTGTAGGTGTTCGCAAATAGCGTCGATGTGCCAGCCGGGAACGAATCGGCGATTAGGTTCTAGTTCGTCCCAGAAGTATTCGGCGAATCGTTTAAGGGATCGTTTAAGAAGTTCTGTTTCTACTTCTTCTTCGGTGATGCCGGTTTCAAAGAGCTTAAGTTTCCCCATTGGAGTTTTTTATTGCTCCCTTTTTCATAAGCGCTAGGAAATTTTCAAGCTCTTGCGTGGTGAGTTTTGAAACGTCGATAGAGGATTCGGTGCGTACCTCGGAGGTCATTTCGATAATTTCTTTTGGCTTACCGAGGACGCGTTCCATGAGTTTGTCGAGCGTAGTGGTGGTTCCCTTTTCCATGTCTTTGACGATGGCGCGCAGAACGCCTTCCTCGAAGATAGTGGGAGTAGCTTTTAGACGTTCGACTAATTCTTGTTTCGTTAGGTTGACACAATCCCAGTAGAGTTTTGCAACGGTTTCGCGTGATTCGATGCGGACTCGTTTTGTGTATTGGTCGAGTGGAGGCGCGCCATTAGGATTCCCCGTTTGGCCTTTGACCCATTTTTTCCCGCCCGAATAGGTGCCGTCTCTCGCCACTTTCCCCTCAATGATTGATGATTCAGTGTTTACTATTCGGCTGAATTAGTCAAAAGTTGAGCGCCAATTTGGTTGGCTACCCTTTGCATCATGAACGGCGGGACAGACATACCGCATACATAACCCGTATCTTGCTTAAGAAAATTGTAGTCGTCGGGGAAACTTTGGATTCTGATACATTCTTGATCGGACAATTTTCTAGGCGAATCCCAGTGCATAAGCCTGATAGTGCTTGTTTGGGTAAAAGCCGGTCGGTCGGGATGCAGTTTCTTCCATTGATTATATTTTCCTATTTCACCTAAACCGACGCCCGGCCTTATCCTTTTCCAGTAACTCGAAAAGAGTGGGGTTAATAACTCTCCGGCATTACTTGCGCCCACAAAGGCTGTTTTCGCGGAAACTGTATTTTCGTTAAAATCAAGATTCAGTTGAGGAAGTTTAAGATCTATCCTCGACGCAATAAAAAATGTTCGTTCGCGCATTTGTGGGACGCCCATACGAGAGGCGTTAAGTAGGAACAGCTGACAAGAATATCCGGCATCTTTAAACGCGGCAAAGATTTGCTTAACATAGCCGCGTGCGTTGCCCTGGATAAGACCCTTTACGTTTTCAGCGACGACAATTTTAGGCTGGAGTTTTTTGGCAATATCGATGAAATCAAAAAACAGATCGTCGAGATGCTGGACGGCTTGCCCCTCTCGGAATTTATGAGCGCCACCCCATTTTTTTTCGCGACTCCCGGCCATTGAAAAAGAGCTACAGGGGGGCGAACCATCAAAAATATCCAACTCAAAAAGTTCTTTTGGGAGTTGTTCGTTCGGGATGTTTTTGAATTCTTGGACACCCATTAAGTATGAATGTTTGGGCTTATGATTAGCTCTATATATAGCCATCATTTCCGGGTCAATTTCGACTCCTCCCAGGACTTCGAAGCCGGCCAATTTGTAGCCCATGGTCGAGCCACCCCCGCAATGGAAGCATGAGAAAACCTTTTTGCCATTTGATGGGGGGTAGCCGTCAGATAGTTTCCAGGGCCCTGTCTTAAGAAGCATCAAATTCAAATCCGCATTTGGGGCATGAATGATCGAATTTAGAAAACTCGGACTCGTCTAATTCTTTTGACCCTTCTTTGATAATTTCATCTCCGAGGTCTTTAAATTTTCCAACTCCTAGACCAAGTTTTTCGAAATCAATTTCAGGCAATTCGGCTATATCGCTATTAATCCCGCTCAAATCAATATCAGCCCAAAGAGCAATAGCGTTATCGGCAACGAGGTCGGCGTATTCCTGCGCTTCTGATTCGTATTCTTGGAAGTTAACCGGGACCTCGTTCAGGCCAAGTTTTTGGGCAGCGAGTAGCCGGCCGTGGCCAGCGGTAATGAAGCCAGACAAGCGCGAGACTTTGATGGGTTGCCGCCATCCTTGATATTCGAGGATCTGGGCCAGGCGAGTGATTTGGTCGTCCGGGTGGTTATTGCGGTTTTTGGGATGGGGTTTCAGATCCGCGATTGGGACGAGTTTGTCATGGGCGCAGTGAATTTTCATTTTGAACATATTTATCA